GGTCAGTTTTCAAAGAAGATCGGCATTCAACCATGCTGCGTACTGCTTTTTCGCGCGGGCTTCTGCCTGTTCTGGTTTAGGGTAATGAATGGGGGGCTTACCCTGGGCAATGAGCCTGGCGTCTTCAAGCTCTTTGGCTTCGATACGATCAAAAGCCCTTTGTTCAAGAATTTCTCTGGCTGGGAATTGCTCAACCACATAAGCCGGCAACCCCAACTGCCTACCCAACCGGATCAGAAAAAGCCTGCCCGGTTGGGCTCTCAGTTTTTTTCGATTTCGCTCGCTTTGATGATGCCCGACAAACGGCCACCGACTTCTGAAATCAGCTTCAAGTCTTTGCCGTATGACTGAGAGAGCGCTTCAACATCTTCAGGCTTGAAAATCAGTTCACCCTTATCGTCAACCACAGAGCAAACGGCGATTTTTGCTTTGAGGTGATCGGTGTTCACAGCCACCTGTCCATCATCGTCTACCTGATAAATCAGTGACTCGTAGATATCCAGGCGTTCAGCATTCATTTCCTGAACGGTGACTTCAGCGCCGATACCAGGTAGATAAACCTGCTCTGACTTGAGAGTAGGTTTCAGGAGTGCTTTTCGAATATCCATCAGGAGAGAGCAGCCTCTTCAGTAGGTACATTAGTGTTCTTGCGGGCAAACACAGTCATAACAAACTCTTCGTTAAACTCAGGTTCGTCCAATTGCCAGCCTGCAAAGACCATTTCAAAGGTGAAGCTCTTAGCCAGTGGGGTAAATTCAATCTTTACCTTACGGGTTTCCATATTTTTGGCAGCAGTTCTCAGACTGTCCTGAGCCGTATTGTCTTTGATGTATTTGAACTTCAGCTCCCGGTCTTCCGGCTCTGCCTTGGCAGCTTTTGACTTAAAGCCAGCCATATCAATGGTGGTAGCATCCTTGAAAGTACCTTTATCACCCACAGCGCCTGGTCCCATGCTGCCAGGAACCTGAGTGAAGTTTGTGCCATCTGCATCCGCCAGAAAAAACTTTACCTCTTCCGCCAGATCAGTTTCTGTATTTGTGCCAGCCATGCGGCCTCCTTGGTTTAATAGTGTTTGAGTGAAACATCCAGAATAGTGCTCCGAACCTTCACTCCGGGAGCAGGCAGATCATTCTGCCGATTTGTGACCAGCAACTTTTTGAGACGATCAGCAGATTTCCCATGTAAGGCTTTTTCCACTTCATCCGCTAACTGACTGGCAGTCATTCGTGTTGTGGCTACACAGTTGATTTGCCATTGGCTTTCTCTGGGCAAAACAGTGCCGTCTACCAGATCTTTAGGCTGACCAGACACCTGAAACATTGAGATAGCCGGTAAGCTTTTTTTCTCTGGCACCTGATCAGGGAAAACCCTATTACCCACCAATGCAGTCACAGCAGAATTAGCCAGCAGCAGTTGTTTGATTGTGAGAAACATTAGCGACTCTTTTTCAGCGCCTTGTCGATTTCTTTCGAGAGAATACTTTTCTGGATGGCCAGCGTACTGTTCAACTTCTGATCGAAGGCAGGCCGCATAAAGGGTTTAGCAGGAATGCCTGGATGAGAAATGCCGGTGCCGCCCTCTTTGCCAGCCTTTGACCCCTTCCCTGTTTTATGAGGTTGAGTTCCATGCTCCAGCCACCAGCCGTATACCGTGGGTGGCATATCTTTTTTGGGGTCCAGGCCAAACTTCACCATCAAGCTGTTCAGCTTGAAGATACCGATACTGGCTACCACATCCGCCCACTTCCTGCGTTTTGGAATACTGACACGCGTTTTGATGGATTCTTCAAGCAAACCTGTATCAAAGTGGCCAGAAGATTGAATGTTTTTGTGCATGGATTGTTCGATGGGCTTGGCAGACTCCCGGGCAGTTTTCCTGAGCACCCGCTTCTGTGCCAAAACGTCCAAATTGGCCAGCTGTTTCTCCAGCTCATCCAGGCCGTCAATGTCCATGCTCATATCCATGACTTTCTACTCTCAGCTTTCGCTTTCACACGTCAGAGTAATACTGCGTTTGGCTCGGTTTCTTTCGATATGGGAAATGCTGTACAGATCATCAAACCAACGAACAAAGTCATCATCCTGAAGATCAGTACGCCAACGAATCACCACGGTGATCACTTTTTTCTTGGTGTCTGCACCTGACTGCTGAGTGTTGTCGCCAGACTTATCTATTACTTCTGCACGAGTCTTCGCAATAACAATAGGATCACTCTCCGGATCCGGTTCTCCCCACTCGTTTTCAGCCGCTCTGAGCAGCTCGACTTTTTCTCTGAGATCACCCGCTCTCATAATGGAGTAATCCGATGCGGTTTAATAATGGAGTTATAGGCCAGAGGAACTTCTTTCATGGTCAGATCACTGGTCGCTTCACGGTTTCGATACCAATGAGCCACCAGCAAGAGCATGGCAATTTTGATCCTCGCCCCCACAACCAAACCATTACTGTCATCGTCGGGTACCGAATCAACATAGAGATTACGATTCAGATCTGACTGAACCTGATCTTCTGCAGCACTCGCCAGCAGTTCCAGGTACTGGTCCTCATCGCTATCATCGGCATCAATGACGCACTGGATTTTTATTTCTTCGAGGGTGAGGTGTTTCATTACTAATTCTTCTTGGCAGTGGCTGTTTTAACCTTTTTCTCAGCTTCTGCCCTGGCTTTCAGATCGGCCTCAGCTTTCGCCTTTGCTTCTGCCTCTTCCCGGGCCTTTTTTTCTGCTTGTGCTTTATCGTCAACTTCGTTCAAAACACCCAGTGACTCTGCAATTTCAATAGCCCTTTCTGGCAACTCTTCGTGCTCACCGGCTTCTACTTCTTCAATATCAAAACCATTGGGTGACCAGCTGAAAGCCGCTGCAATAATAAAACTCATATTGAATTCTCTATTGAGATAGATGGAGAAAGTAGCGAAGGCCGAAGCCTCCGTTACTGTTTCAGGTACAGCTTTTCAACAAATCAGGCTTTAACCTGGAGCAGCTTGATTGCTTGGGAGTCGGTCAACATTCCACCAGTACGCTTGGTGGTGTAGAAACCAACGAAAGGCTTGTTCGTATATGGGTCACGAAGGATGCGTGTGCCCATGCGATCTACAATGGTGTAACCTCGCATGAAGTTGCCGAAACCAATCGGCATGGAATCAGCAGCAACATCCGGCATTTCTTCGTTCTCTGCGATTCCGTAACCGGCCAGAGTAGAAGGCTGATCCAGTTCCAGACCTGGACGCCACAAATAGTTCCCATCACCATCTTTCAAGGTGCGAACTTTGAACAAACTGTTGTTGTTCATCATGAATTTGGCACCCATGCGGTATGCCTTTTTGAGTGTGTAAATCAGCTGCAGAACAGAATCGGCAGAAATATCAGCTGCATTACCAGATCGAATACTTTGCAGCTTGCCAAAAGCACGAACATCATCTTGCTCTTCAGTGTTGGCGTACGCCATCCAACCTTTGGGCTTATTACTTCCGTCACCCTTTGTGAAAGCAGCCTCTTCCTTTTCAGCAAACTCCAGTTGAAGTTCAGAGTTCAACCACTCTTCAACATTGAAGAAGGGATCATCCAGCATCTTTTGGGTTGCCTGCGGATTGCCATAGATCTCACCCATGAAAGGTACAATCTGGGATAGCTTAGGAGTGTTAGTTTTCGGACGAACTTCCTCTTCTCCAACCCAGCCAGAAGACGCTCCATGAAGATTGACCAGCTTCTTATACTCTCCACCACCGATGGTGATAACATTGGCTTCCTGCCGCATAACAACGGAATCGCGCTGTAGGTCGAGCAGAGATCGGTCCAACTCTTCAGGAATGGCATACCCACCATCTTCATCAGAGCCAGTGCTGAGTGCTTTCTGCTCCAGCTCCCTCAGACCACTTTCATCACCTTTCCGCATGAAGCGTGTAAAGGCTTCTTTGTGCTGAAGAGCCTCCTTAGATTTAGAGCCACCGGTTTTGCCGGGACGTTTCAACTCCTTCAGTTCAGCTTCAAGCCCGGATTTGAGCTCATCCAGCTCGGTCAGCTTGCCATTCAAGCCTTCAACCTGCTCTGCCAGCTTAGCTTTTTCGCCTTCGACAGCTTCCATCCGCTTGTCGTTCTTTTGCTTGAATTCGTCAAATGACGCCTTGAGTTCAGACGCGACGTTTTCAATATCCTTTTGATCAATAGCCATTCTTAGCTCCGATTATTAAGAGAAAATCAATTTCAGGGATTTGAGTTTTTCAAGTGCTTGCTCTGTCGCTTCTTCCTCAGCGTCACGCTGTTTCAGTGCGGCAAAACCCTCAGACATAAATGCTTTTGCCTGAGAGCGGGACAGGCCTACGTCGCGCAGGACTCTCTCAATTTGCTTAGGTGAAATTTGTTCACCTTTGGAAAGGGCATTCTTTACTTCAGAGATCCGGGCTTCATCATTAGCTGGAAAAGTGACCAAGGAAACTTCCCATAGGTCGATCTCTTTCAGCATCCAGCCGCCTTTATCCTTGTCGTATTCGTAGTCTTCCAGTGAATAACCAATGGACAGACCAGATAAGGAACCCGCTTTCATATGAGCGTGAGCCCGTTTAGCCAGAGGATCGTCGTCAATCAACAGACGACCTTCGACATACAGGCCTTGCTCGTCTTCTTCCATCTTGGTATAGACACCGATAGGCTCAGCCATGTTGTGCTGCCAGAGTAAAGCAGGCATCTGGCTTTTTTCCTGCCAACGCTCCAGTGACGCCTTGAATGCACCAGGTACGACAATATCGGAGTAACTATCTTTCACTCCAAAGACAGAACCGTACCCACTGAATTCGCCGGACTCGCTGACCGACTTGATTTTAAGCGGGGCATCAAGCCGTTTTTTTGTCAGCATTTTTTGAATCCTCTTGCTCTTCTGGATTGGTTGTCATGTTCATTGGGGTCAGATAAATATCGCCGCCAGCTCTGGGGTTAAGATCTTCCAGCTCACGGCAGTCATTCGGGCTGTATATCCCCCATTGAATGCCTTTACCATAAGCATCAAGGCGACTCTTCATGTCACCCCTCAGCAGTGCACCAGCATTAAATTTGGCGTAATAACGTCCACGCTCGTTTTTTTTGATCAGCCCGGCATTGATTCTTTGTTCAATACGAGTCAAGTAGGGCATCAAGCTGTAGTTAACAAAGCCTCGGCCCATTTCTTCGATATTGTTGAAGGTGGCTTTGTCGAGATTGGCAATCATATGCGGCGGGACACGAAAGATGGCGCAGATTTCATCCTTCTGGAATTTCCGCGTTTCCAGAAACTGGGTATCTTCCGCCTTCATAGTGATCTGATTCCACTTCAGACCCATTTCCAGAATGAAGGGCTTATGCATGTTTTCCATGCCCTGATGGCGACTTTCAAAGTCTTCTTTCAGTCGTTTAAAGGCGTCATCACTCAGCTGCTGTTCAGTTTCAAGCGAACCCGAGCCAACAGCGCCATTTTTGAAAAGGTTACCGCCAAATTCTTCAGCATCCAGACCGAGACTGATGGCCTGACGTGCGTAGGCGATGGGATTCAGACCAACAAGACCATCAAGAGTGAGAATTCGGACGTGCCAGATTTCATCCTGCGTCAGCACATCTTTGGAACCATCCTTGAATGTCACCTCATAAACCGGATTCCATTTGCTATCCAGCTTTGGAATAACTGCATCTGGATCCAACGGCAAGACTTCGCTGACTTTGCCAAGCGTCCGAACCTTGTAGCCGTAGAAATTACCACGAAGACAAAGACAACCCACCAGCAGCTCCCAGAATTCCTGAGGCGTCATGTAGTCATTGGGAGCGACTGACAACAATTTATGTAAATCGTGGTCAGTGGCCTTCTGTCGTTGATCATCTCGCTGTTCATAGAGACTGCAAGGCAGCATGCCAACTGATTCAGTAAGCACCCGAACACAACCAAAAACAGCAGATAGCTGCATGGCTGCTCTGCTGTTAATTTTTCGACCACTGTAACCATCCATGGACCAGCCACCGATCATAGCGGCCAATTCTGCAGGCGTAGTTGCCACTTCGGCATTCTTACGACCGAATAGTTTGTTTATAAAACCCATTACAGTGACCTAATGCCTACGGATTCGATGTGGTTGGAGAGATCTTCTTTGACTTCGTTGGACATCGCCCGATCCACAGCCATCAACAAAGCCACCATGCCGTCAATCTTGCGATCATTGGATTCTTTCATGGGGCAGAGATTGCCTTTTAATTCCCGGGTAACAACATTGGATGCCATCCATGTCATAACCGGGTTGCCGTCATGATGGAATCGTCCGGACTGAATAGCCGCTTCAAGCTCCCTCATGGCCGGTGACAACGCATAGCCCTGCTTGACTTCGATGGTTGATGCGCCTTCTTCTTCCAACTGATGAGCAAGCTGAGTAGCTCGCCATTGGTCATAAGCTATTTCAGTGGGTGGATAGTCTGCAGACTGTTCCAGCACTTCGTCTTTTATTTGGTTGAAGTCGATTTCATCACCATCGGTTGCCGTGAGAGCTCCCATATTCACCCATTTCTGATAGGCGTCACGGTTCTTGTTGTTATCACTGGCGTTGATGGTGTTTTCAGGCAAGTAGTGCCGACCAAAACAGTAATAATGGTCTTTGCCGTCAATATTCTTTTTGAAGAGTTTGATGTGAGAACAGATATCCAGTCTGGAAGCCAGATCCAGCCCATCCCAACAATCAAAGCCCCGGAAATCTTCAATGCTCATCTGGCGACGGCATTTTTCCCAGAGCTGCAGGTTTAACCAAGCATCCTTCGCGTTACACCAGATATTCAGATGCTTTGTTTTGAATTTATTCTGACGACTGGTGATGTTAATTGCGCTTTGCTGCTCACTGAGCAGAAAGTCTTCACCTACTGAGACCCCCATATTTGGGTTGGCTTTTCTCAGTGATGCCGGGTCGGTCCAATCGTCATCAGGATCAATGGTGTAAATAATGCCGAACAACTCTTCATTCGGCAGCGTACCTTCAAGCATTGCCTCGACTTCTTTACGCTTTTCAAAGCAAGGCCCGGAGATATTGAAACCTGCTGTGGTTATCACATACAGCAGCGGCTGGCTTCTTGCCCCCATACCTGTTCGCATGGTGTCGTAGAGGTCAGAGGTTTTATGTTCATGGTATTCATCAACGATTGCGCAACTGGGTGAACTACCATCACCAGGGTTTCCGATCAGAGGTTCAAACTTGGAGCCGTCTTCCAGAATGGCCAGATTCTTGGCATTCACCTCAATGCCAGCTGCCTCCTTCAGCTCTGGCGTTTTTTGCACCATCTTTTTAGCTGGGTTGAAAACTTCCCACGCTTGTTTCTCGGTGGTAGCACCACTGTAGACTTCCGCGCCATACTCACCATCAGCAGCAAAACACAACAGGCCAGTGCCAGCTGCCATAACTGACTTACCGTTTTTCCGAGGAATCTCATCGTAGACTTCCTTGAAGCGGCGGGTGTTGTCTTTCTTTTTTACCCAGCCAAAAACACAGCAAAAGTTGAATGCCTGCCAGGGCTCAAGCCTGATTAACTCTTTCCGCTGCCCCCACTTTGCTTTTACGTGAGGTAGCAGCTCTATGAAACAACAAACTACCTCTGCTTTATCTTTATCGAATTTATAGGGCCAGTCTTTGCCCTTTCTATTCAAGTCATCCAGATGACGCTGACAGGCAAGCTTTACCCATTTACAGGCCGGAATGCGCCCGGACACAACGTCTCTGGCGTATTTGTTAGCCGCATTAACATGGGTGTACGCCATTGCATAATTCTATTTTTTCGCCTGAAGCAGTCCGGTGAATGGGTTTTCTTTTTTCTCAGGACCCGCCCCAATCAATCGCTGACGACTGGCCGGATCCAGACCCAGGAGTGCACCAAAGCTGGAAACCTGTTTCATGGTTTCATTGGCAACAGTACAGGCTGGGTTTTTGTATCGTTTTTCTTTGGTGTTGCCTTCCTGATCCATCATGTAATCAGTCAGAGTTACACCCAGTTTTGCTATTTCAGTCTGGGCCTGCCTCCAGTTGGAGTAAGCAGTGCAAAACATTTCCAGATTATGAAGATCAGTAGCTGAAAGGATTTTTTGAGAACAGAGTTCAGGGCAAACTGTGTTCCACATTCCCACCGCCATGTCATCCAACCATTCCGGAGCATCCACATGAGTAATGGTGGTGAACTGAGGCTCATCCTGCTTTATATGACGACTACCTGATGCTTTTTTCTGAGCATTTGGCTTAGGTTTTCTGCCCTGCCCTGGGCGACGGGTTGTCATTTATTTAATTCAGCTTTCAGACGAGCAAGAGGATACTGACTGAATCTTTCTGGGTGTAAAAAGGCCATGTATATATCTTGCGCTTGAATGATGTAGTCTTTGGATCGGTGATAATAGGTTTGATACCTGCGGCCTTCTGCTTTTTCTCTAAAAAAGATTGCTCTATCAATCAGTACATCGCATCGTGCCAAAGCCCATTCAGGAATCCCTTGCTTGACTGCCTTTTTCCGCAATTTCAGAGCGTGTTTTTTCTGGTCGTAGAAATTCACAAAATCACCAAATCGGATTTTTTAATTTTGTACACGTAAAAATTTACCTAGGGCGGCGGTCACTGGGGATAAGGCTGTAGAGATTTACCGCCCCCCTCCCCTATCTGCTGCGCTCGGTAGCGGTCTTAGCTGCGTGGCAGGTAGGGCAGATAGCCTCCAGATTGTCGTCGCTATCAGTGCCTTTACGGGCTTTAGATATGATGTGGTCAACGATGTTTGCAGCTGTCAGGACACCTTTTCGCTGACAAGGTTGGCATAGATAGTTATCACGCTGCAGGATTCTTAACCGAATCTTTCGCCATGCTGCGCCATAACCGCGCTGAGTGGTATTACCTTTCTTCTTCTGCCACTGCTTCCAGGTACTATCTGTTTTCTGGTGCTTCTCACAGAAGCCTGAACGATCTGTTGTTGTACCAGGGCAGCGGGGCTTACGGCATGCTCTTTTTAATCGTGCAGGCATTAGCCAACAAACTGCTTAATTACCAGGGTGGCAGCAGAACCAATCAGGATCATTACAAACCACTGAGCTCCACCTGTGATCATACTGTTACGAACAGCCTTGGCCTCAACTGCATCCAGCCGAACTTCTGTTCTGTCCTGGCGCTTTGAAAGGTTTGTGATGCGCTCATCATGCTGAGCCAGCGTCACAACCACTTCTGTCAATTGATCCAGTTTATTCTCAATACGGGCAAGTCGATCATCACTCACTGTTTAACCCTCGCCAATTGCCCCAGCCTGCTTTCGATCACTCCACGAAGCATGCGACGAAAGCCGAACGTATCCACGTACACCAAGCCAAGAGCAACCAGATACCATTCTGGAGCTTTCTGTAATGCTTCAAACCCAGACATAACCGCTTTTGAAAGATCACCCGCAACATAAACCTCGTGTAGAAAAACCAGCTCAAACAAGGGGGCAGAAAAAAGCAGTAGCAACGGAAGAGTGGTAATGATCAACAGGTAATCATCTTTAAAGCCGCGATGCTGAAAGCTCAGCTGATCAAGACTTATAGCACTGGCATCACCTTGCTCTGCTCGCTTTATCTGGCCTTCAATTTGAGCCTGCTTCAAACGATGCTGAGCACTGAGCTCAATGCTTTTCAGGTTTGCCTTTTGTTTGGATCGCTCTGACCAGGCGTGAATACCTGTAGTGATTAGTGTTGTGATTGCGCCCAGCATTTATCGATCCATCAATTCAAAGTGAGGAAGGTCAAGAAAGGACTCGTCTGAAGTTCGACGGTTCTGGTTCCAGTCACCACCCCAACGAATTTTGATACCTAATTCATCCGCCACGGCCTGAACATAACCAGCCATATGAACGAAATAATCACAGTCCTGCCAGTCGTCCTGATTGAATGGCCAGGGCACTATATCCACGGCTTTGCTTGGGAAACTATTATGCTTGCTTTGACCAAACCGGGCTTTACTTTTGCCTTCATTGAAAGCTTTTTCCTGCTCTTCTCTACCACGATGGCCACAAATAATAGAAATGTCGTAACGCTCCACCACCTTGTTCATCAAACGCTGCAAATCTGGATGACAAGTCTCCAGTCTGGCTTTTGATTTTTTTGAGAATGAAGGCATAGGCTTGATCGTTTAGAAAGTTGAAAACTCACCCAGAGGGGAAACTGGATAAGACCTTGAGCAAGGAACTCATTGATATTGGTAGCAGGGGCTGGTCTCGAACCAGCGACCTCCAGGTTATGAGCCTGGCGAGTTACCACTTCTCCACCCTGCAACTATTCTTTTTCTACGGCTGTTTGATGCGTTAATGGCTCGCCAGACCAAACTATTCCCTGCCTCTACATTTGCAACTCATAAGTGCAAAGCTTCTCAGGCCAGATACGGGACAAGTCGCCTTTATATCTCCGGTTTTTATGCCAGACCGGAAAACTGGTTGCAGTGATTCAATCCCCGCCCATCGCACAGCTAACCATATTCCATTGGTAGAGGACGAAAGCCTGTGGCTGGAATAACTTTGCAAGTTATGTGATGGGGATTTGAATCAGAACAAGCCTCTACAATCTGAGACTTCTGCTTATAATCTCTCAAGCATGCCGGAAATGGGTATACAGATTCAGCCACCTGTTTTGGCTGAACAAACTCAACATCATGATCATTCGTATAAACTTTACCGGCCACCAGAATTAATAGAAGGATTACATAGCGCACCTCCACCTCCTCTGGTTTAAGGGTCTTTCAAACAGGCATAAAAAACCCCGCTCAACGAATTGGGCGAGGTTTGTCTACGATAGAAATAGAGTGTCAATTCTGTAATCAGAAGTCAAACTGGCATTATTTCGCTATTTTTTTCTGAAGCGATCTAATGCTGCTTTCATACAAAAAGAAGTCGTTGATAGCTCTTTCCAAATGATTACTGATAGCGTCATAGTATTCTATAGGTGCTTTATTTAGCGCATCATTATGATAACGTTCAAAGTCTTCTTCTATTTCTCTAAAATATCTACGCCTAGCCTTAAAAACCGTAGAAGAAGCTTTAAACTCTTTTATTAAATAGTCATAAATTACAGTTTTAACACCTTCTAAAGAAGCATTAAGATATTCGAATCGCTCCCTGACATCTTCGATATCACAAACATTCGAAAGCTTATATATTTTCTCAGAGGAAGATGAATAAAAATCATTTACATATTCTGGATCAAAAGCAGGTGCGATATTTTTTAATATAAAAAAACAACAATACTCTTCTTCCGCCGTTCCCACTCTGTACGTTACCATTCTTGCTTCATTGAATGCATTTGAAGTGATATAGAAAGAGTCCAATAGCTCACTACAGCGCTGCACTGCCAATTCATGTTGAGGAATTTTCTTCCAGTCATTATAAGTTTTGACTGCATAATAAACTGCAGCCACAGTACCTATCCCGCCAAGAAAAGATCCAATTTCATCCATAATTTCCAAAGGATCACTGAAAGGCCAGGCCGAACCCAAGACAAAGCCAAAAAACAACAAAGCACCGCAAAATCCTACTAACCAGACATTTTCCAGGGTGCGATTAATTCTATTCATTCAACAGCAAATCCATGTTCTATCCCTAACCCGAAGCAAATACTACTGTGACATAACAGAACTATCAATTTGATGGCAGGAAAGGAAAAACCTCTAACTCCTTGAGACAGACAGTTTTTTCATAAACAGCCTGTATGCTTCTGCAGCAACCTCACCAAACTGCTCTGCTCTCAACTCCTCTTCCACATGGTCTTCACAAGGAGTCCCCGTAATGTGACCAACTTCGTGTGCGAGCATATGAATGACGACAGCTGGATCTGTACTCTCATCCGCCCAGGCATGGATGACCTTCTTCTCGGTATCCACCCAACCCCAACAACCCTGAGCTTTTATTCCCTCAATGCACTGTTCATAAGTCAACTCAATCTCATTACCCTGATCATCGACACACTGAAATTCAGAGTCATACAACTCTTCTTTATCGTCATAGGTAGGCTGCCAGTATGCAGCATCAACCTCTTCCGGGGTTTTATACCAGGTAATATCAAACACTCTGTTTGTCATACTGCTACTCGCTCACTTCCTTTAATTTCCGACACCACGCCACCCACCAGCGGCAAAAGCATCCGATCCAGTTCATCAAAGAGTCGCCAGGCATACGACTGCCACCTTTGATAATCACGCTTCCAGTTTTGTCTATGGATACCCGCTTCTTTTTGAATCTGGCTGTCTGAATACAGGTGCTTACCAATGGCAGAAAAATGCCTGTAGTCGAGGGCCGTGTACGCCACAACATCACGAATCTTGCTGCACACCGCATCGCTGAACGGTTTTTTCCTGTGTTCAAGCTCATATTCCAATAACTGAATACCTACATCGTTATTCAGCCATTCGAAGAACTTCCCCTGCTCAGGGAGGTACTCAGGAACTCTTGGCCCGTGGCACCAAACAGCCCAGGCTTGCAGATGTGGATCCAACTCTGCCAGGGCAAGAAGAATCAGACCCGCTTCACACTCATTAACGTGTTGCCAGTTTCTGTCTTTAAAACCTCTGGACGATTTAAAGTCAGCAGAGAGCATTTTTTTAATGTCGAGCCCTTTACCCTTAAATCCAAGGGCATAGGCTTCATGAATAGCTTGGCTGGCTGAATGGAGTTTCATGTTAGCTGCCCTCTTCCTTGGTAATTGTGATCAGTGTTTGCGGCTAAATACTTTTCGTTTCAATGATCTGAATGAACAGCTTGAACAAAGCCGAGAACCTTTCTTGGCTTCGCGATGACAATAACGACTACGACATTCAACGATGATTTTGTTTTCCAGCATTCCTGCGCCTTTCTTATTGTCTGGACCAGTCTGGTCAGTCTTTTCTGGACTTGTCTGGATAGATTCGCTGCTTTTCCGGAATCTGGTGCCAGAGCTCTTTATTCTGTTTTTCGAGCCTCGCTACCTGACTCGTCAGACGTTTTACCTTCCAAAGCAACTGACGGGTAATCTCTGGTGCCGGTCGTGCTTCTCCGGTTTCAGCATCCACCAGCCCTAACCCTTCACACACAACACAGCTGGTGAAGTTGTTGTGAGTCTGTACTGAACCTTCCTTGCACCCTGCTGGACAGACCAGCAGTTTTCGCTCTTCGAACAGATGACCGTCATCACCCTTTTTCAATGGGGCACCTCTGATGGCCTCAGTATCAACTTTCCCCCTCCCACTCCATAAATGGCCAGCAGTGCAGCATCACGAGTATCTTGATTACTCTTTCCTTCCCAACCTGTGAGGCGATTGAAATACGCAGCGTCTTTTTTAGCGTGCTTCAGGTGTCCAATCAGAGGTCTAGTCTTGGTATAGCGGCAATCCTGCTCTTCAAGAAACTCGGCTATCAGTCGGGCAACCCCCTTAACCATCCCGACATTCTGAGCCACTTTCAGGTTCGCCTTGTCGTTTAGATTCCTGTTAAAAGTAGGCTTGTTGAGCTCCACATCCTCCAGCACATAAACAGCATCAGGATGCGCCTTGATGAACGCCTGCAACGCTGTGAACTTCAACCCCTTTAACTCAGCCAGCAAGCCATCCTTGAGAACAGCCACCCCGTTTTTATCCAGATCCGGATCAATTCCAACCACCAGCGAATATTTCATGCAGCCCTCCAAGGCATCATCAACACTTCATTGACCTTATCGGTGCGAGCCTGGCGGACAATGTTGTCAAAGCCCTGCTCACTTTCTTTTCTAATCCTGCCCAGGTAGACATTCACTGTTCTCTGAGCCCATCCGGTCTTTTTAGCAATCTCCCGACTGCCGAGACCGTCCTGCTTATGCAGTTTTTCAATAACTTCTCTCTTATGCTGTCGATTTTTGCTCAGCTTCCTGCAACCTGCCATCAAGCCACCTCCTTAACAGCCACTTCAGTTCCTTCAAAAACGGCATGGGTGTACTTACCATCCCACGTCTTTTTCATGGGCAGCTCACCATTGATGTACTTCTTGTAGAGCCAGCGGCACCCCTTCTGTGTGAGCTGGGCCTGATAGCTGATAATGCTGTCCATTTCACTGGTGTGCTGCTTGAAATAAACGTCCCGGGTATAACCGCTAGGCCGGAACCCCTTGCTACCCTCGTTGATCAAATGACCTCGACTGACCAGCCACTTCTGAACCTGTTGTGTATTAACTCCGTTCAACTGCTTACAGAAGGCTGCAGCAGTTTCCCCAGGAACAAACTGGCGAGTAACCGTGTTGCAGATGTGATTGAGCCGGCGGGCTTCCTCCAGTGCGGCCTCTTTCTCCTCTTCCGCCTGAATGACCATGAAGGCCAGTTCTTTTG